CCCCCCTGTCTTTTCTTCCCGTATCTCCCTGATGCAGTCCGAGCCGATGCTGGACAGTCCGTTTACAGTCAGACCTAGTACGAATCAATGAAAACTAAGCCTAAAAAGCCCCAACCGCTACGAGGGCTAACACAACCGAGGGTTCATTCACCACTTCTCAAGGGCAAGTCACGATCTAATGAAGTCCTAGAGATGATTGAGCGTCTAAAGATGGACAAGCTCATGCCTTATCAGGAGTTCATCCTTAAACAAATGATGATGGTTGATAAAAAACAGCAATATCGAGTTAAGACTGCCCTGCTGTTAATTTCGAGACAGAATGGCAAGTCTCACTTAGGTAGAGTGCGTGTTATCTGGGGCATGTTTTATGGCGATGAAAAGAAGCACATCATTATGTCCTCTAACCGAGCAACTGCCCTTATGACCTTTAGAGAAATCGCATGGATCATAGAATCAACTCCAGAGTTAAAGGCAATGACTAAGGCAGTGCGTTATGCCAATGGTGGTGAGCGAATAGAGCTGCTTAATGGTGCAACACTTGATCTAGTATCAGATACCAGAGACTCAGCGCGTGGTCGTACAGCTGACTTCTTATGGATCGATGAAGTGCGTGAAATATCCGAGGACGGTTATAAGGCTGCAATACCTACGACTCGCGCAAGAGCCAATGCTCAAACATTCTTGACATCTAATGCAGGAGATGCATTCTCAACAGTCCTCAATGGTTTAGTCGAACGAGCTAAAGACTACCCACCTTCTACCTTTGCTTATTATGAGTATTCTGCTCCACAGTATTGCAAAATAGATATATCCAGCGAAGCCTTCTGGCGAGATGCTGTAGCACCAAGTAATCCTGCTCTGGGTTACACAGTCACCAGAGAATCAATCGAGGAAGCAATAGCGACTGCTCCGATTGAAACGACTAGAACCGAGACTCTTTGCCAATGGATTGATTCACTTCAGAGTCCGTGGCCTCATGGAGTTCTTGAAGAAACTAGCGATAGCGCTTTGGAGATTGCAGTTGGGGCATACACAGTCTTTGCCTTTGATGTAAGTCCTAGCAGACGAAATTGCTCACTTGTCGCTGGCCAGATACTTCCAGACGGGCGAATCGGCATCGGAATCATGGAGACTTGGAGTTCTCAGGTCGCAGTCGATGATCTAAAGATTGCAGCTGCTATTAAAGGCTGGTGTGACCTTTACAGACCGCGATTAGTCTGCTACGACAAGTATGCCACTCAATCCATAGCCGATAGATTGAAGCAAGCTGGTGTAATGACTGAAGATGTCTCAGGTCAGCAGTTCTATCAAGCCTGTGGCGATTTATTGACTGGATTGGTTACTAATAAGGTTGTCCATAATGGTCAGTCAGAATTGATCCAACAGATGAATAACTGTGCAGCTAAAGTCAATGATTCGGCTTGGAGAATTATTAAACGAAAGTCAGCAGGAGACATCTCTGCTCCGATTGGCTTAGCAATGGTAGTTAGCAAGTTAATGCTTCCAGCACCTAAACCTCAGATTGTAACTTAGACACACACTAGCATATTGTCTAATTACTTGACAAATGCTATACTTTCTGACTATGGGTATATTTACGCGAGCAGTACCAACGCAAACTAAGCCGACTGTCGTAGCGCAATATGCCCCTCAAAATCTTGGAGACCCATATTTATTTTCTGGGTTCGCCACGATTGATCGTAATGCAGCTCTTGGAATCCCAAGCCTTGTCCGCGCTAGAAATCTTATTTGCAATACAGTGGCAGCTATGCCGCTTGAACTGTATAAGAAATCAACTGGTGAAGAATTAGGAAAGCCAGTATGGATGGATCAACCTGCTTTCAATCAACCTCGTTCAGTTACGATTGCATACACTTGCGAATCTTTACTTTTCTATGGTGTTAGTTACTGGTTGGTAAAATCTCGGTATCAAGAGGACGGACGCCCTGCATCATTCGAATGGTTGCCTAACTATCGCGTAACGCCAAAGTATTCTCCAGATGCACAAACTATTGAATCTTATTATGTAGATCGCAAAGAAGTATCTAATGAAGATATGGTTACATTTCAAGCACTTAGCGATGGAATCCTAACTACTGGTGGTCAAGTATTACGCGCAGCTTTAGATTTAGAAACTGCTAGTGCAATTGCAGCAGCCACGCCCATGCCTTCGGGTTATATTTCCAATTCTGGTGCTGACCTTGATCCTAAAGAAGTTCAAGGATTATTAGCTGCTTGGAAAACTGCAAGAGCAAATCGTGCGACTGCTTATTTGACTTCTACTCTTAGTTACAACGCAACATCGTTCTCACCTAAGGACATGATGTATAATGAGGCTAAACAAGATTACGCTACTCAGATTGCTCGTCTTTGCAACATTGATGCTTTTTATCTTAGTGCAGATGCCAATAACTCAATGACATACAGCAATCTTCTTGATTCTCGTAAGCAGTTCGTCTCTCTTACTTTGCAACCTTTCATCTCAGCCATTGAAGATAGACTCTCAATGAATGACATCACTGCAATGACTAATGAAGTTCGCTTTGATTTAGACGCATCATTCTTACGCGCTAATCCAATGGACGAATTGCTAGTAATTGAGAAGTTGCTTGCTCTAGGGCTTATCGATGTAAGCACTGCAATGGAAATGACTGACCTAACACCTAATGGAAGCAATGGTATGAACTAATGGAAAATATCCTAACATTCTCGGCAGACTTAACTGCTGATACTGCCAAGCGAGTTATCTCTGGCAAAATTGTGCCAATGGGAACGGGCGAAGTCGGCTCAACCTCAGCAGGCGCAGTTGTATTCGAAAAGGGAAGCATCCAACTTCCAGAAGATCCAAAGACTATTAAGTTGCTTAATCAGCACAATACAAAAGAGCCTTTAGGTAAGGCGCAATTCTTTAATGATGTAGAAGGTGAAGGTATCTATGCATCTTTCAAGATTTCTGCATCTACTCGTGGTAATGATGCACTCATTACTGCAAGCGAAGGCTTGACATCTGGCCTATCAGTCGGTGTCGAAGTTCTTAAGTCAAGTCGTAAGGCTGGAGTCATGCATGTAACTGCTGCTCGTCTTATGGAAGTTAGTTTAGTTACAGAGCCAGCATTCAAGTCGGCTCAAGTCACTGATATTGCTGCTTCAGAGGAAGAAACTCCAGTAGAAGTAGTAGAAGAAACCCAACCAACAGAAAGCGAGACAGCTGTGGAGAATACTCCAGAGACAGTTGCAGCACCAGTAGAGGCAGCAGCGGTTGAAGCTGCTCGACCAACTGTTACTGTGACAAATGTGCGTGAGCGCATTGCACCAATGACTTCAGGTCAATATCTAGAACACTCAATCAAGGCAGCGACTGGTTCAGATGAATCACGCCGTATTATCCGTGCAGCAGATGATGATACATCTACTAACACAGGTCTAACACTTGCTCCACACATGAACGAGTTCATTACTAATCAGGTGACATCAAGAGCTGCAATTGAAGCTGGCTCACGAGGTGCGCTACCTGCATCAGGACTTAGTTTTACAATTCCACGCGTTACAGGTAATGCTGCTGCTGGAGATGTCAATGAAGGACAGACAACAACTGAAACAGGTATCACTTCAGATTACCTAACAGTGAACGTAAATAAGTTCGCTGGAATGCAGACAGTTTCATGGGAGCTTCTAGATCGCTCTGCTCCACTGTTCTATGATGAAATGATTAAGAACCTTACAAACGCATATGCTAACGCAACAGATGCAGCAGTAATTGCAGCACTTCTTGCAGGCGGTACAGTTGCAACAGCAACAACAACTGCTAACGCTGCTGGATACCAAGCATTCGTAGCAACAGAAACTGCTGCTGCTTACAAGGGCACAGGCCAGTTCGCTCGCAACATCATCGGTTCAACAGACACATGGGCTGCCTTCATGGGCTTTGCTGACACAACTGGTCGCAGCCTCTACACAGCTGCAATGCCAATGAACGCTTCAGGCGCAGTTGTTCCTTCAGCCTTGACTGGCTCAATCCTTGGCCTCAACCTTTACGTTGATCCAAACATCGGCGTGAGTGGCCTTATCGACAACTCAAGCTACATCGTTTCTCCAGATGCTTACACAACTTACGAATCACCTACAACTCGCTTGCAGGTTCAGGTTCTAGGTTCAGGACAGGTTGAAATCGCTGTCTATGGCTACCTTGCAGTAGCAATCAAGAACCCACTTGCAATCCGCAAGTTCAACATCGCTTAATTAGCGAATCTAAGTCACTAAGAGGGGCTGTAGCCCTCAGCCCCTCTTAGTCTTAAGAAAGGAATGGGATGTCTCTTACAACAGTCGCAGAACTCCGCACAACTCTCGGAGTCGGTACTTTGTATCCAGACGCAACCCTTCAGGAAGTGTGTGATGCTTCAGATGTAGTCCTAATTCCAATGCTTTGGACTCCTAATCAATATGCAGTAGCTCACAGCAATGTTCCTAGCATTGGCACTCTTTACTTTGACATTCCAGTTAGAGATATTTTTTATGTTGGAGAATCTGTAACTGTTTCTAACTGTGGTACAAAATACGCTGGCACTAAGACCATCACGGCAATCGGCGATTATTCAATCAGCATGGCAACTACCCACACCACAACTGTGAAGTATCATCCAATAGAGCCTTATGGCACTGTTGCTCCAGAGTCTTATACAGACTGGACAGTTGATACAGCAGTGCAGAACGCAGCTTTGATGATCGCTGTTGAAATATGGCAAGCGCGTACTGCGACCCTTTCAGGCAGTAACCTTGTCGATTTCCAGCCTTCCCCTTACCGAATGAGCGCACAGCTTCTCGCTAAGGTGCGAGGATTGATAGCACATGCACTCGACCCACGCTCGATGGTGGGATAATGACAGTTGCTCTCACTACTCTTAGAACGACACTAGCCACAGCCTTAGTCGATAACACTAAATACCAGACCTTTGCATTCCCGCCTGCCACTGTGCTGGCTAACTCAGTTATCGTTAGTCCTGATGATCCATATGTGACTCCTAGCAATAATGCTCGTAATACAGTAAGCCCACTGGCTAACTTTAAGATTATTATTACTACGCCTTTATTTGATAATGAAGGCAACCTTAACGGGATAGAAGATTTCGTAGTGCGAGTGTTTAACTTACTTGCTGCATCTACTTTGACCTATAATGTAAGCGCGATAAGCGCACCTAGCGTTCTCAATGCTGCTTCGGGAGACCTACTCAGTTGCGAGATGTCCGTATCAATCCTAACAAGTTGGAGCTAACATGTCACTAACACCAGAGGATTTGGCCTTCTTGAAAAAGATTGGTCAAGTCAGCGAACCAGCACAAAAGCCAGTATCAACCAAGAAAGATGAGGAATAATCAATGGCAATTTTCTTAAACAATAAAGTAGGCTTTAAGGTTGCCACAATCAATCTTTCAGACCATGTAACTGCATTCAGCCTTGCTCGTCAAGTAGATGCTCTAGAAGTAACAGCAATGGGCGATACAGCTCATAAGTTCGTTGCAGGCCTAGCAGCAGACACAATCACAGTTTCATTCCTAAACGACACAGCTTCTGCAAATGTTCTAGCAACACTTCAGGCTGCTTTCGGCACAACTGTTGCATGGCAGGCAATTCAGACTTCTGATGCCGCTGTATCAGCAACAAACCAGCTTTACTCAGGTACAATCTTCGTAGATAACCTAACTGACATCAATGGTGCAGTTGGCGATGAAGGAATGATTGACATTACCTTCACATGTAACAGCAAGACAACTCTTGCTTCTACAGGTACTTGGTCATAATCTAACTAAATAAAGGGGCTGCTCATGGCAAGACTGAAGATAGTTCGAACAGACGGAAGCGTTATCGAGGGTGAGATTACTCCAGCAGTGGAGTATTCATTCGAGTTATTCGCTAAAAAGGGTTTCCATCGCGCTTTTCGAGAAGAAGAAAAGCAGACGGATGTTTATTGGTTAGCATGGGAAATCACACGCAGATCAGGTGAAACTGTTAAGCCGTTTGGGATTGAGTTTATTGAGACACTTAAGAGTGTTGAGGTACTTGACTCAGACCCTTTAGCTTAAAGCGCGATTATCCATTCACCTACTTAATAGCTCGCTTGAGCATTAGGTTGGGAATCGCGCCACAGCAGTTGTTAGAGTTAGACCCAATAATGCTCCAAGCCTTGTTGAAGGGTCTCAAAGATGAAGCAAAGGAGATTCAGGATGCCAGTAAGCGTAAAGGGCGGTATTGAACTCCGTAAGGCTCTACGCGCTTATACTCCAGACTTGGCTAAGCAGATGCCAAAAGAGATTGCAACAGCCTTAAAACCCGTTGTGAAGGTTGCTAGAGGGTATGTGCCAGACAACGGCTCAATCCTTAGCGGATGGCGCAGTCGAGATAATTACACTGGCAAGTTTCCTCTCTTTGATTCTCGTTCTGTTAAATCAGGCATCTCATATAAGACCACTCCATCTAAGGCTAACTCTAGAGGCTTTAGATCATTAGCGCGTTTATTAAATAAGACTGCAGCTGGTGCAATATATGAAACTATGGGTCGCAAGACTCCCAATAGCCGCTTTGTTCAGAATCAAAGAAGCAAGTATGCCTCAGAGTTTAAGGGTCAAGGTAAAGAGCAAGGTGCTGTTCTCTTTCGTGCCTATGATGAAGATAGAGGCGCAGCAAGAGATGGCGTTCTAAGAGCTATTGAAAAGGCAAACAGCGACTTTAAGAAGGCAACAGCATGACTATTTTAATTGATGTCGCAGCAGAATTTACTGGCAAAAAGGCTTTTAAGCAAGCGGAAAGCGCAACAGACAAACTTAGTAAATCGGCTAAAAGCCTAGCCAAAACTTTTGGAGTTGCTTTTGGTACTGCTGCCGTTCTTGGTTATGCCAAAGCCTCAGTTAAAGCAGCAGCAGCCGACCAGAAAGCTCAGAAGCAATTAGCCCTAGCTCTTAAAAATGTCGGCTTAGAACGCGATGCAGCAAGTGCTGAATCTTACATTCAAAGACTACAGACTGAGTTCGGTGTAGTCGATGATTTATTGCGTCCTGCATATCAGACTCTAGCAATAGCAACTAAAGACACTGCACAAACACAAAGATTGATGGGCATTGCGCTAGATATTAGCGCAGCAACAGGCAAAGATTTATCTGCCGTAACTGGAGCCTTGAGTAAGGCTTATCTTGGAAACAACACTGCACTTTCTAAATTAGGTGTAGGCATATCTAAAGCAGACCTTAAGACTAAATCTTTCCAAGATGTCACAAATCAATTAGCCAAAACCTTTAAGGGCGCAGCTGCTGAATCTGCTGCAACCTTTGCAGGATCAATGGCTAAACTTGGTGTTGCATCTGCCAATGTAAAAGAAATTATTGGTACTGGAATCATTGATGCTTTAACTACGCTCAGCGATGATAAAACTGTCGATAACCTAGCAAAGAGTATGCAGGACTTAGCCACTTATACTGCCGATGTAATTCGTGGCATTGGCATCTTAACCAATTCAATCAAAAACATTCCTGGGCTTGGTGGTCTAAACGGCGCAGCAATAGTTCAAGCCATTCCTATTCTTGGCAGTTACATAACACTTCTTAATGAGGCAGGTCGTAAAGCAAGACAGATTGCTGAAGTAGCAGCGCAAAAGAACCCTATTCAGGCTGGCACTTATCTAGCAACTCAAAAGAAAGTAACAGCTTTAACTAAAGAGCAAGCAGCAGCACAGGCCAAAATTCTTGCTGATAAAAAGTCTCAGGCAATTCTTGACAAAGCTAATCTAGCCCTTAACAAGGGCACAGATGTCTTTGACATGGATAAAATCCAACTTAACGCTGCAATGATTAATCAGGCTGACCAGTTAGGCAAAGTAACCTCTCAAGCTCAACTTCTAGCCATTACTAATGACATTACTCGCCTAAAGATTAAGCAAGACATTATTGCTCTTGAAGATGCCATAGCTTCTAAGGATGAAGCAGCCATTACTGCTGCTACTAACAAGCTAAACAAAGACTTGCTTATTCTAGGAGCCTTACAAAATCAAAGCCTTAAATTGGCTGATATTAAGTCAATCCTTGACACATTACTGCCTAAAGATTTAATTAACCTAGCTAATCTAAATGAAGCTATTCGCCTTTTGACTATTATTAATAATGGCAAGACTCCAAGTGTAACTAACCCAGTTGCACCTGTTGTGCCTGTTAGCCCTGTAAGTCCTATACTTGGCAAACCCATTCCACCCGTAGGCATACCTGGAGTAGATTACAACCCTGGCCAAAACCCAGACAGAAATTACAGCAATGGTTTTCCTAATGGTGTTACATCTGGTGCTGGCATTACATATAACCCTAATCAACAGGGTGATCGTAATTATGATATTAAAATCTATGCCAACACTATTGCCAATCCAGATGAGCTATCTGGTCTCATTCAAGACACAATTATTAGGCTTAATAAGCAAGGGGATTACATCACAACTGCTGGAGCCTTATGAGTCGGCCAGTAATCAATGTAATTATAAACTTCTCTACTGGAGCAACCTTTGGCAACCCATTTATCTTAGATCAGTCCCAACTGGGAAGCCTTGATGTCTTAGCCGATGCCACAGCTCTAATTGTGGATGTCTCTGACCTAGTAGATACAATCTCAACCAATAGAGGCAGACAACTATCGGCCGAACAGTTCAATACTGGTACTGCATCCGTCCGCATTCTTGACCAAACAGGTGCGTTCAATCCACAGAACCCTGCCAGTCCTTATTACACATATCTAAGCCCTATGCGCAAAATTGCTATTACTGCAACCTACTTGGGAGTAACTTACCCAATCTATGCAGGTTACATTACTGGTTACAACACCAGCACTCCTAAGTTCACTGGTGACTTGGTTTATACAACTATCACAGCTGTAGATGGATTCCGTTTATTCCAAAACGCTCAATTCTTTGGAGTCACTGGAGCAACAGCAGGCGAAACTACTGGCTCAAGAATGACCAAGATTCTAGACACAATCGGCTGGCCTGCATCTATGCGCGATATTGACACAGGACAGACCACAGTGCAGGCAGACCCTGGCACTCAAAGAACAGCCTTATCAGCTATGCAGACAGTTGCTACGACTGAGTATGGGGCTGTCTATATGGGAGCAGATGGCAAGGCAGTATTCCAAGATCGTGCTGTCACAGCGGGTTCTATTGGTGGCACTCCAGTGGTGTTCAATGATGATGGCACTGGCATTGGTTACTTTGATGTTAAGTGGGTCTTTGACGATACTCAGATTTATAACCTAGCAACTGTCACCCGTACGGGTGGCACAGTGCAGACAGTCTCAGATGCCGCTTCCATTGCTCAGTATTTTACCCATTCTTATAATCAATCTGGCCTACTTATGCAGACCGATGCTGTAGCTCTGCAATATGCTCAAGCATTCGTAGCCTCTCGCAAAGACACAGTAGTGCGAGTAGATAGCCTCACCCTTGATTTACAGCAGGATAACTATGATGCGGGCACTATTGCAGGCCTTGGACTTGACTTCTTTGATCCAATCACTGTCACAACCAGTCAGCCATCTAATACAACCTTGTCAAAAACTCAGCAGATATTTGGCGTGGCAATGCAAATCAGACCAGATTCATGGAAAGTCAATTTCACCACAGCTGAACCAATTATCGATGCATTCATTCTCAATTCGACACAATACGGTATCCTTGGGGTATCGTCTTTTAGTTACTAAGGAGCAATAATGGCAGGAGCAGGCTACAAGCTGTTTAGCACAGGAGATGTGCTGTCAGCTAGCGATGTTAATACTTATCTACAGCAACAGACAGTTATGGTCTTTGCTAGTGCAGCAGCGCGTACAACTGCTCTTGCAAGCGTTCTCGCAGAAGGAATGGTCACATACCTTAAAGACACCGATGTGGTTGAAATCTACACAGGTGCAGCTTGGGTTTCCCTTGATGATCCAAACGCTATACAGAACTCAATCGTCACTGCTAAAGGTGACATCATCGGAGCAACTGCTGCATCTACTCCATCTAGACTTGCTGTTGGCGCAAATGACACAGTCCTTACAGCTGACAGCACTGCTGCAACAGGATTGAAATGGGCTGCGGTAGCAGCAGGCGGTGGATTAACATTACTTTCAACTGCTAGTCCTTCTGCTGCAGCATCTTTTAACTTTACATCAATTAGCGGATCATATAAAAATCTTCTTTTGGTATGGCGTAACTTCCAAGCATCTGCTGGTGGAACATTTGCCACAATGAAACTCAATAACGATTCAGGCACGAATTACGAGTTCCAAACATTGCGCATCAAATCACAAGGAACTAACATCGCAGTTGATGCTGCAGATGGTAACAGTCAAACCTCAATGATGGGTGGAACTAGCGCAAACAATGCATTTGGCGGTCAATTTGGTGGTTTAGCGATACAAACTGCAGGCCGTGGGTGGTTGCGTGTTTATAACTATACAAATGGAGGAAACACATTTTATGACTGGCACGGCAAGAGTTATGACAACACAGTACCGCAACAAATCCAGACTACTGGTTTCGGTGGTTACGCTGGTTCTGCTGCAATTACTCGCATTGATGTAACCGCATCAGGCGGAACTTTAACAGGAACTTGCTACCTATATGGAGACTCATAAAATGCTTAAATTACAAAAACTAAGTGTTAATGTTGAAACAGGCGAAGAAACTCTCATTGACTTAACTGCTGATGAAGTTGCTGAGTTCGAGGCAAGCGTTAAAGCCTTGCAAGATGCCGAGGATGCAGCAAAGGCTAAGGTCAAATCTGATGCAGAAAACAAAGCAGCAGCACAAGCAAAACTTGCTGCACTTGGTTTGACTACTGACGATTTGAAGGCACTAGGGCTATAAGTGGAACACTTGACTAAGATAATTGCTCATGAAGCCAAGATTATCTAAAGCTGCAAGTCAGCTACGAGAGCAGTTCGATGATTCATACCCAAGTCGTGACCGCACATCGGATGGCTGGATCGGTGATACTCGACACGCAGCTCGCCCTAGCGATCATAATCCCGATGCTAATGGCTGGGTTCGTGCCATCGATGTGGATCGTGATGTCAGTGGTCGGAGTAAGCCAGACCTCATGCCAGATATTGCAGATCAGATTCGTCTCTTATGCAAGTCTAAAAGAGAAAAGCGCATTACCTACATTATCTTTGATGGTCGTATCGCCTCAAGCAAGAAGGCTTGGGCTTGGCGAACATACGAGGGTTCAAACAAACACAACCACCACTGTCATGTCTCGTTTTCGCAAGAAGCTGACAATGATGGTGCTTTTTTTCAAGTACCTATGTTAGGAGCAAGTCAATGAATGAACTAAAGACAGCAGCAGGTTCTTGGGCTAGAGCCTTCTTAGTAGCAGTAATCTCAATGGCAGCAGCTGGAGTCACTGACCCTAAAGCTCTTATTGCAGCAGGTGTTGCATCCATCCTTCCACCAGTATTGCGCTTTCTTAACAGCAATGACCCTGCACTAGGAATTAAAAAGTGACACAATCTGACTTCTTCACACTCTACCTAGCAACACTAGCAATCATTGGTGGTCTGTCTGGGTATGTCATTACTCATCTGTTGTCTGAGATTAAAAGACTCAACACGCGAGTTGATGAAATCTATAACATCTTACTAGACAGGTAATATTCTGCTATGGCAAGAAAAGCAACCCAAGCATTACAGGATCAAGGCTACTCAAAACTTGATGCTTACTGCATAGGGTTATATGAGTATTTCTGTAGTCTTAAGCGAGCAGGCTTCAAAGAAGATGTAGCCATGTTTATGATTACCGAACCTCAATCTTATCCAGCATGGATATTACCTGACCCTGTCGATCCAGAGAAGTTCGGCAACTACGAAGATGAGGACGATGATTAAAGCCCGCTATCTTGTTATATCGGATTTACAAATCCCGTACCATCACGAAGCAGCTGTAAAGAATCTTATTAAGTTAGTAAAGCGCGAGAAGTTCGACCTTATCCTAAACACAGGCGATGAGCTAGATATGCAGAGCCAGTCTCGCTGGGCGCAGGGTACTAAGTTGGAGTGGGAAGGGACGCTAGATGCTGACAGAAGCCTTGCTCAGGATATTCTCTATGAACTCGGCACAACAGATGTCACTCGTAGCAATCACACAGACCGCCTATACCACACACTATTACGCGCACCTAGCCTCATCGGATTACCAGAACTGGAATACGCAAAGTTTATGGACTTTGCCGGACTCGGAATCCGCTTCCATAAAAGACCATTCGAGTTTCACAAGGGATGGGTCTTAGTCCATGGCGATGAAGGATCAATGAACTCTAATGCTGGACTTACAGCTCTTGGGCTGGCTAAGAAGTTCGGCAAGTCTGTAGTCTGTGGTCACACGCACAGA